GTTCGAGAAGCTGATCTCGAGCGTATGCGAGGGCTGCGGCGGGCCGGTGCCGGGCTCGTTGACGGTGACGTTGGGGGTCTGCGTGTAGAGCGGGGAGGCATCGCCGCCGAACGTCAGGCGCAGTTGCACCGTGTCGCCGTTGACGACGTCGACCGAGCGGATCTGCACCGAGAACTCCCACTCGGTGTGCCCGTTGGCCGCGAGGGAGACCGACCCGACGGCGCCGTCGCCCTCGTCCAGCGTGCCGGCTGCGAAGGTGCCGGTGGCGCCTGTCAACTGGTTCGTCGTCGCCGCGCCGTCGCTGAAGTTGCTCGACGCGCTCGAGCGCACGACCGAGCTCGCGCCGGTTACGCTGTTCCAGCCGGCGCCGTTCTTGTTGTACTGAAGCTGCGCCGTCGAGGAGCCGGACGTGCCTCCGATCTCCTGCACCTCGAAGCGGACGCGGAAGTTCGCGTCGACGAGCTGCGACCAGTTCGTGTTCGCCGCCGCGATCCACGTGGCCGTCGTCTCCGAGCCGTCGTCGTTTCGGCCCCGGAAGGTGAGCTGCTCGAGGTCGAAGCCGCCGCCCGTGACCGCCGCCTTGTAGACGGCGATCGCTGAGGCGTGGTCCATCGCGTCGGCCGCCCAGGACACGGAGCCGGAGAGAGCAGTCGTGGCGGCGACAATGTCGTAGGCGGTCGAGAGGTAGCGCCCTCCCGAGCCGACCGAGTCGTGAACCTCCGTCCAGCCGCTCGAGGGCGTCGAGCCGGCCGTCGCCACCGATGATGCCGCGTTCGCCATGACGCCCACCGAGGCGGCTTGTGCCAGCGTCCCGGTCGGGCCGACGGACGCGGGGTCGGTGGCGTCGGCCTGGTTCGTCGCCGACTTGTCGAACCAGGAGGTCGCAGCCACGCCGGCGAGCTCGATCGCCGCGATTTTGAGGATGGCCGAGGCCGCGGGCGTGACCGTGATCGTGTCGCCTGCGGCCAGGGCCGTGGTGATGCGCGCCGAGTAGATGCCGACCGAGTGGCCGCCCGTGTTCTGGATCTGGACGTCGAGCTGGTAGCTGTTGCCCTGCGCGTCCGTGACCCATCCCGCCGCGGGCGCGCCGGCAGAGTTACCGGTCCAGACGGCGACGATCACGTGGTTGCCGACCGGCACGCCGCCGGAGGCGACCGTCAGCGAGAGCGAGGCGGCCGAGGAGCCTACGTTGGCCGATCCGACGTCCTTGACGAAGGTGACAGCCACCTAGCCTCCGTTCTTACGGCGCCAGCGTGCCTCTCCCTCGCGGATGAGCCGGTAGAGCTTCTCGCCGTCGATGACTGCGCCGTGAACGTTCACGATCGTGTCGCCGCCGCCGACGCGCTCTCGCCGGCCGAGGCCGTTGAAGGCGAGGTTCCAGCCGGGCGCGAGCCAGCCGCCGCGGTCATAGCTGCCGACGTGGACGTGGTCGTAGTGGTCGGCGAGGACCGAGCCGGCCGAAGGAGGTATGCGCGTGACGCCTACGCCCGGATGCCACCAGTAAGGCGAGTGGATGATCTCGCGCAGGCCGGAGGAGGCACCGCGCGAGACCTCGGCCCAGAAGAAGCGCCACATCGCCGCAGCCGAGCCCGCCATGTCGATCGCCTTGGCGGGGAAGACGCCGTGCAGCGACGGGTTGCCGGTGGAGGTGATCGCGCCCGGCCGGTAGCCCGAGCTGAGCACGAGTCCCGCCTGGTTTCCCAGCGCGAGGTCGTCGTAGAGCGTGCGCGAGATGTTCGAGGGCCCCGTGCCGACGGCGGCCACGATGCCGTCGCCTCCGAACACGCCACCGATCGCGCCGGCCACGCCCGAGAAGACGCCGCCGATCTTGCCGGGGATGCCGCGGACGAACCCCACGAACTCCTTCAGCTTCTGGATGATGAGCCTAACCTTGTCGACGACGAGCTGGGCCTTGTCGCGGATGAACTCGAACGTGAAGCGGGCGGTGTCGCGGACGAGCGCGAGCTTGTCGCGCACGAACTCAAGCGCGCTACCGCCCTTCTCGCGCAGGTAGCCGACGAAGCGCGCCGTGACCTCGATGATCTTCCCGACGCCCTGCGCGTATACCGAGATGAACTTCGCCCAGACGCGGATCAGAATCACGATGATCTGGATCGCCAGGCGCCAGACAGGCGCGAGCTTCTGGGCGCCCTTGAAGAGCTCCTGCAGGAACTCCTGAATGTCCGGCCAGGCCTTACGGATCGAGGCACCCAGGTCCCGGAGCGCCGGGAGGATCGACTTGCTAAACCACGCGGCTAACCGCTTGAGCATGGGAATCGCCTTCTCGACCATGTCGCCAGCCCAGTTGTTGAATCGCTCGCGCAGGATGTTGATCTGGCCGCCGAGCGTCTCGCCCGCGGCCTTCGCCGATCCCCCAAACTCGCTCCGCAGCTCGGCGAGGATGATCTTCTGCGCCTTCATCGTCTTCCCGCTCTCGACGAGCGCCTTGATCTGCTTCTCCTGCTGCTCGGTGAAGGTGACGCCGACGCGGGTGAGAGCGGTGAGACCCTTCGCCGGGTTGTTGAGTGCCTTCCCGACCATGATCGCGGAAGAGTTGAGGTCCTTGTGCAGGGCGACGGACATGTCGAGCGAAAGCTTCGTCGCCTGGTCGAAGATGTCGTTGTTGCGGCCGACCTCGTTGCGGATCCCCTTGAAGGTGAGGAGGATGTTCTGGCCGCCCTTGATCACCTCGTCGTCGATGCCGGAGAGCTTCATCAGCTCGACGCCCAGGTCCTCGACGTGCTTCGCGGTGACGTTTGCGATGCCGCCCGTCGACTCGAGGACCGCGTTCGTCTGCGCAGCGACCTTTTGGCCCTGGTTGAACTCGTCCCAGCCGATCTTGGCCGCCTTGGCGAGACCGTAGAAGGCCGCGCCGGCACCGCCGATGAGCGCAGCCTTGGCGGCAACGCCGAAGCGCTTGCTCGTCGACTCGGCCTCCTTGAGCTGCCGGTTGAAGGGGCGCGTGTCCGCGTCGAGGACGGCCAGAAGGCGGGCGACGGTGACGGCCACTAGTTCAGCCTCCGCGCCTCGGCCTCCTCACGCGCCTGCTCGGCTGCGAGGAGGATCTGCGTCCGCTCCACCCACTCGAGCGGCACGGTTTCTACTTCCCAGACGGGGATGCGGAGACGATCGGCGAGTCGGTAGAGGCCGACCCATTCGGGGAGCTCGGCGAGTCCGGCCTTGAGGGTGCCTCCGCTGGCACCGAAGCGCTGGAAGATGCCGATGATGCGTTTCCCTCTTCGCTCGAGGGGACGATGGCCTGCATGATCACTTCGGAGAGGCGGGCCGCCCGCGCGGGGGCGAGCTGTTCCAGGTTCTCGGCCACCGGAGGGAAGTCCTCGACGTCCCACTCGACGATGACGTGCGCCAGCATCTCCGCGAGCTGGGAGACGTTCTTCTCCGGGTCCCACGACTGCACGCCGCCGAGCCAGCGCAGGTTCGCCTTCTGCGCATCGATGACGATGCGTACGCGCTCGTCGCCGTGCTCGAGGTAGACAGTGCGAAGGTCGGAGCCGAGGAAGGTGGCCTTATCCACGGGCGTCGATGTCCTCCTGGCTCAGGTTGACGTGCCCATCGGGAGCCACCAGCGGCTCCGATGCCGAGGCGCTTCCCTCCCAGGCCGGATGCTCGCTGCGGCCGAGGATCTGCTCGAGCTGGGCGACGGTGAAGTCGTCGGCGGACGCATCGCCGGTGACGGCACCGGCCGCCTGCGCTTCCTTCAGCAGCTCGGCCTTCGTCGCCATCAGAGCGCGGCGACCTTGTTGACGGCGGTGATCTTCTGGTACTGGCCCGAGCCCCAGGCGGCGTCGAAGACGGAGTCCATCGTCCAGTTGACGGTGTAGACGCCGTCCGTCTCGTCGAAGGTCGGCGAGGCGCTGATCTTGCCGGCGAAGTCGATCGTGAGGCTGTACTTGGTCGTGGTCGCGCCGGCGTTCAGGGTCGAGATGCAGGCGATGCGAACGTACTTCGTCGAGCCCGCGCGCAGGTCGGTCAGGAGCCCCATCCCCTGCGAGTCGGCCTCGAGGGTAAGCTCGAGCTGCACGGTCGGCTCCGTCCCCACGGGCGCCGCCCAGGAGGCCAGCGCCGAGTTGAGCGGCCAGATGACGCCGTAGGCATCGTTGTTGCGCCAGACGACGTTGAAGTCGCGCGTCAGCTTCGTCGTCCCGATCCCACCGGAGGTCGCGTCGATGTAGACGTCGATATGCGTCGGGAGGATGGGCACCTCCTCGATCGCGGTCGGCGAGCCCGTCAGGGCGATGTTGTCCTGAAGCTGCTGGCCGCGCATCGTTCCCGAGAAGGCGACGCCGTCGGTGCGGTTGAAGGTGAGCTCGGCTCCCGTCCAGAACATGCCCGTCGCCTTGTGCGCGCGCACGGAGCCGCCTGCCTCGACGGTGTAGGTCTTGGGCGTCATCTCGGCGCGGGCGGTCGGCGTCCAAACCCACTGCTTGGCGGTCGTGTCCACGGTCGTCGGCGTGACGGCGCCGAAGAGGCTCGAGAACGGGTAGATGAACTCGGAGTAGGAGCCGACGCCCGAACTCGCCGCCGTCGTCGAGTCCTGCGAGGGGAGGATGGCACTCTTGACGGCCTGCCCCATCGGCCGGAAGGGGACCACGGCGATGTCGGGGTCGATGTCGATGCCCAGGTAGTTGAGAAGCTTCGAGGCGGCGACCGAGGTGCCGATGGTCGCCTCGGCGCCGATCTGGACGCCCTGGAAGAGTGCGGAGCGCTCTGGCACGTCCTCCCTATCGGCAAGGGCGGCCGAGGGCTACGCGATAATTGGGGCCGCGATGGCACCCCGGAAGTTCAACCTGCGCCTGCCGCCCGGTCTCAAGGTGAAGCTCGAGGAGGAGGCGAGCGCCAACCACCGCTCGCTCAACCAGGAGATTTGCCTGCGCCTCGAGCGCTCCCTGCGAGACGGCTACCGGCTCACGCCAGCGCGCTGACGCGGCAGACGTACTCACCGCCGGCGTAGCAGTAGGGATCGCCGCTCTCGACCTCCTTGCGGAAGAGCGGCGAGCGCCGCCAGACCTCTTGCACGTAGACGGTTGCCGATGACTGTCCCTGCAGCCGATGCAGCAGCGCGTCGAGCCGGCGCGCGATCGACCGCGCCTCGGTTGTCTCGGGCCCGCTCGTAACCGCCTCCACCTGGTAGACGAGCTCCGACCACACACGTTCGGCGTTCACCACCATGAGGTCGTCCTGCTCGATGAGGAAGAAACGCACGACCGGGAGCTTCGTCGAGGTCGTGCCGATGAAGGTGGAGAAGACGCCGTTCACGAGCCCGGCGAGCGCGACGTCGGCGCGCAGGTAGGACTCGAGCCAGGCATCCGTCTCCGCGGCTTCGTTCAGGAGGACGGAGCTCATCTCACGCGCGCCCGCCGCGCGAAGGCGCGCTCCACGCTCGAGCCCGCCGTCAGCTTGAATGCGGCGTCACCCTTGCGCTTGGCCGGGCGCAGGTAGGGCATGGGCTCGATGTAGCGGGTCCCGTACTCGAAGAAGCGCGCGTACCACGTGGGCGAGGTGACCGCCGCCGAAAGGTTGCCGCGCTTGGAACCCTCGATCTCGGCATAGAGCGTGTTCAGGGCGTAGCCGCGCTGGGCCTCCCTCTTCGAGACGGTGTCCTTGGCCGCGTTCTCGGTCACGTCGAGCCACTTGTCGACGGCCTCCTCGAGCCCTGCCTCGGCCGCTCCCGGCAGCTTGCGGAAGTTCGACTTGAGGATCATCTTCGACTTCGCCATCTAGCCCACCACCGGGTCGCGGTACTTCTTCAGGATCGCGTAGGCATCGGGCGGGAAGGCGAGCACCCGCGGCGGCGCCGTCGCCACGAGCGCGGCCGCGTCGTTCGTCGCCGGCCCGAAGCTGAGGTCCTGGCGGTAGTGCTCCACGTCCCGGTCCATCCGGTAGGCGACCGTGTCCTTGACCGCGTCCCTGACCTCTTCCGGCACGGAGGGGAAGCCGAAGTTCCCGGTCACGCGCACCTGATAGCCGGCCGAGAGGGGATAGGCGGCTGTGTTCAGGTAGAGCCAGCGGATGGGCCCGGTCACCGGGTCGAGCTCGTCGCGGATGAAGAACATGTTCGCGCTCGTCACGGTCTCGAGGACGGTCGCCCAGTCGGTGGAGACGATCTCCACCGTGGTCGGGACGGCCGCCATGTCGCCCAGCCTCACGAGGCGGTTGTAGTCGGAGAAGTCCCCGACGTACTGGCCGTCGATGTAGCGCGGCGAGGTCGCGCCGCGCTGGAAGACCTGGATCGTCCTCGCCTGCGGGTTCGTCCCGGCGACCTTGAACTCGCGCCGCGTCCAGCCGTGGACCTCGTTGGAGACGGCGTTGATCTTCGCCGTGATCTTGAGGTCGTCCGAGGTGTCGATGCCATTCTGCTCGAGCCAGTCCTTCGTCTCGCGCAGGCCCACGAGCGCCCGCGGGGCGAGCGCGACGGCGCCGTAGTCGAGCATCTGGATCGAGAACTCGGGGCTTCGCTGCGTCTTCCCGCCCGGAAGCGTGACGAGCCACCAACCGATGTAGTCCTCGGACGTGTCGACGTCGGCGGCCGCCCAGTCGTAGCGCACCGTTCCCGCCGCAGGAGTGACGACGGTGGCGGAGGAGTCGACCTTGAGCGTGGCGCTCGTCTCCGGGCGCATCTGAAACTTGACGGAGGCGCCGGTGAGGTCGAAGGGCAGGCCGTCCACCGTGATCGTGTCCGTGAGGCTCGGCGAGCGGTCGCCCTTGGCGTGGAGAATCGTCGCCATCGGCTCCCCTATCGGCTAGGCCTCGCCGCCCGGCTCGTTTGCGAAGTCCGCCTGGGAAACGCTCGAGCCGACGCGGGCGTGGGCGCTGCTGCCGAAGGTCCCTTCGCGCGCAGCGGCCGTCGTCTGCCCCATCGGGTGGATGGCGAAGGCGCCGACGACGACGAACTGATCCTCTCCGCTCCACGTGAGCTCTGCCGCTGTGCCGGAGAGGACGTAGCCTCCGGGGGCCGCGAGGACGAAGCGGGCGGCGACCAGGCCTGCCAGCGAACCGGTGAGCGCGTAGGCGCCCGGGGCCGAGTTGAGGCTGCGCGCGGCCGGCACGCCCGCGCTCGATCCCGTGATGACGTAGGCGCCCGGCGAGGCGCCGACGAGAGCGGCCCTGAGAAGCCCCGTGAGCGCGCCTGTGAGCGCGAACGAACCGGGTGAGGCATTCACCGCCCTGTCGGCGAGCAGGCCCGCCGTGAGCCCCGTGAGCGCGTAGGCGCCGGGATCTGCGGAGAGCACGAAGGCGCCCGCCAGCGGCGAGTAAACGAGCTCGGCGTCGATGCCGGTGAGGACGTAGGTGCCCGGGCTTGCCGAGACGACGTAGCCCGCGAGCAGGCCGGCCACGGCTCCGGTGACGGAGTAGGCGCCGGGGCTCGCCGAGACGAGCGCATCGCGCAGGAGCCCTGCCGCCTGGCCGCTCACGGCATAGGAGCCCGGCGCAGCGTTGACGGCGCGCCCTGCGACCGTCCCGGCGACGACGCCCGTGAGCGCATAGCTCCCGGGAGAGGCGTCGGTCACGCGAGCAGCCACCACCCCCGCCGCGGCCCCGGTGATCGCGTAGGAGCCCGGGTCGGCCGAGAGCTCGAATGCGCCGGATGCGGGCGCGTCGAAGAGGAACAGGTAGGCAAACTCCCGCGCCGTGCCATTCGCGGTCGTGTAGTTGAGGCGGACGTTCGTGCTCGACTCGGCCACGTCGGCCGAGTAGAGGTTCGTGATCGAGTTCTCGGTGCCGGTGTGGCCGTAGCACTGCACGGCCTGCGTCGTCGAGGTGATCAGCGCCGAGTTGTTGAAGGCGAGGCCGTCGTCGTCTCCGAAGCCGGCGGAGCCCTCCGTCGTCAGGTCGGTGGCGCCGACGAAGACGTTTCCGAGGCTGGTGCCGGTCGTGATGATCGACGTGGAGCCGGGCTCGGAGTGACCGAAGAAGACGCAGCCGCGAAGCTCCTCCGAGAAGCTCTGCGCGATGTCCTGGTCGCCCGTCGAGGTGCGGGTCGCCTGGCGGCCGATCTGCGCCTGGAAGTTGCCGCGGATGGCGACTGCGTTGATCAGGTGGGCGACCTCGGCCTGGTCGGCGAAGGCGAGCTGGTAGCCGTCGGTCGGGTGGCCGCTCGTGTCCAGGTCGGCCTCGTAGTTGACGCCCTGGTTCGAGCCGACGCCGACAATCGCGCGATCGATGGCCCAGATGACGCAGTTCATGTTGCCGCTGCCGTCGTTGGCGCCCCAGGTGAAGGCGGCGCGCTCGGTGCTCGACTTGGCGGCGCCGAAGCCGAAGTTGATGTCGGATCCGCCCGTTCCCGTCGCCGTTCGCTGGCCGTGGGCGAAGAGCGAGAGCCAGCCCGTGCCGTCGCTGGGGTTGCCCATGCCCGAGGAGAGCGTCACGTCCTGCGTGGCCGCTGCCGTCGAGAGCGCAAACTGATGCGCCTCGGCGTCGGTGATGTCGTCGCCGCCGAGGATCAGGTAGTGGACGATCACGGCCGAGGCGGAGGCGTCGGGGCAGTTGAGCGTGACGCTGGTCGCGTCCATCGACGTGAGGTCGTACTCGGCGTCGATGGTCGTGTCCGAGGCCATGCGCCGCAGGATCGCGTCGGTGTTGAGCGACTCGCCGTAGATGGCCGTCGAGTTGCCGTCCGTCATCCAGTTGGAGATGTAGTTCTGCTGTACGGCGCCGCCGCGGAAGGTGCCGAAGCCGAGCGACCAGCGCGTGGACTGGTTCGTGACGGCGCCGGCGGCGGTCTGCCCGCCGGTCGTCCACAGCACGATCACCTTCGGGTCGGTGAGGCCCGAGATGACGGTATCGCCCGTCGTCGTGCGCCAGGTGAACGTGCCGCTTGCTACCGAGAGGGCCATGGCCGCTCCCGCTCCCTACTTCACGCCACGGTGAACGGGAGCCTCAAGACGCCGGCGTTCCATCCGTCGCCCGCCTTCTCCCACGCGCCGAGCAGGAGCACGTGGGCGCCGGGCTCGAGCCCCGGCAGCTCGAAGGCGCCCGCGCTCGTGCGGTTCTCGAACAGAATCGTCCCCTTCGAGCCGTGGTGGATGTCCGCGTCGAGGTAGGCGAAGGCCCACTTCGCTCCCTGCGCCACCGAATAGGTCAGCTTCGCAGGCAGCCCCGTCGCAGCGAGCGTCGAGGCGCGGAAGGCCGTCTTCAGCGTGACGTTCGTGTAGCCGGTGGAGGCATACCAGCCGCGCGCCGTCGCGCTTACCGGGACGGGCGCCTGGTTCACGAAGGTCAGCCACGCCCCCGACTGGTACATGCGCTTCCCGAACGGCGAGGTCGTGTCGAACGTGAAGCGATTCTCGTGCTTGCCGTTCGCGGGGCTCTTGGGCGAGACCAGCGTGCCCGTGAAGAACACGTCAGGCCCGGCCGGGTCGCGCATGAAATCCGGCGCCGGGAACTGCGGGATCGTGCCGCCGAGCTGGAAGTTCCCGCCGCGGACGAAGTTGCCGCGCCCGCCCTCGAACTCGTGCAGGCGCGCGACGAAGGGGAAGCGGTAGGCGCCGTCGATCTTCTGGATCATCTCGCCGGTCGGGTAGGCGATGCCCAGGTGGACGTGGGCGCTCGTGAAGGCGAAGTGATCGGCCGGCGCGGAGAGGTTCGTCGCGCCCTGCACCCACCAGCCTTGCGTCTCCTGGTAGACGGTCGCGTAGGGCGTCTCCGGCGGCGGGCCCGCGTCGGGCGGCCAGCCGAAGCAGAGCATCAGAGCCCCGCTCCCTTCAGCCCCAGAGAGCCGGGAGCGGCCGTGAGCTCGAAGTGCCTCCTCCCGCAGGTCTTGCAGACGCGGACGACGAGGTCGGGCGCCAGCCTCTTCTCTTCGAGGTTCTGCGGCTTCGAGCAGCAAGGGGGCTTCGCGCTCATGCCAGCGTGAAGATCGTCCCGGTCGTCGCCGAGTTGTTGAACTTGACCGAGAAGGTCTCGCCGTCCTGGAGCGTCAGCCCGGAGCCGTAGTCCCACCAGGAGACGAGCGGATCGGCGGGCGAGGTCTGCGTGTCGTTGTAGAGAACGACGTAGCGGAAGGGGCCGATCGTGCCGCCCGAGGCAGTGAAGACGACCATCGTGCCCGTGGCCGTGCCCGTGCCGGAAGCCTCGGCCCACGTCAGCGAGGCCGAGGAGCCGCCTGCGGAGTAGCCGTTGCCGGCGCCGATCTCGGTCAGGTCGGCCTTGACCGCGTTCGAGGCCGTCGGCGCCGGCGAGTTGACGAGCATGATCTTGTACGTGTGCGTGCCGAGCGTGTGCTTCGCCTGGCCGAGCTGGTCGACGAAGTCGTTGAACTTGTTGTAGCCCGCCATCTAGCGGTACTCCTTGCCGCGCAGGCGGCGGCGGGCCCGAAGGACCGCCACCGCCGAGCGCAGACGTCCGATCACGCCTTCTCCGTGAGAGGCCGGCCGTCGGGGCCGTACTCCTTCGCGTCGGGCGGGGTGTGCTCGCCGGCCCCCGCGGCGAGCACCTGGGCGATGGGCGTGTCCGGCTTGCCGGCCCTGACGGGCGGGTCGTCGCTCTTGGCGTCCATCGCGTTGGGAAGGGGAGACTTGTCGGCCTCGGCCGGCGTGACCTCCGTGACCGACTGCACGGCGGCCACGGCGACGTCGTCGCCCTTCTTGATCTTGGACTCTGCCATTCCTCTGCTCCTCCTTCCTACGTCGCCGAGTGCTGCAGGACGATGGCCGCGGCGGCGTTGCGGATACGCCCGTCCACGCGCTCGAATCCGCGGAAGCCGACCTGGCCGTTGTTCGAGTAGAGCTCGTTCTGGCGCTGAAGGCTGAAGCCGTTCACGCGCCGGATCAGGTACGCCTGGCGGATGTCGCCGAAGACCCCCGACTTGGCGCTCGCCGCCGGGGCGGCGAAGTCGGGCGAGGAGTAGACGGGGTAGCCCATGAAGGTGTCCGCCTGCCCCTGCGCCACGTTGACCGCCCACAGCGGGCGCGACTGGCCGTCGACCATCGTGTACAGACCCTTCACGTCGCCGTCGGCGAAGACCCACTGGGCGTTTCGCCGGTACTGCTGCGGCAGCGCGAAGATGAAGTTCACGAGCGCCGAGTACGTGAAGGCGCTCACGTTCCCGGTCGCCGCCTGCGAGACGGTGACGCCGTTGCCGGTCGTGGCGATGCCGAGCGGCTTGCCCGTGCCGTCGCCGACGGCGAAGGCCGTCTCCTCGAGGACGCCGATCGAGGAGCCGAGCTCCTGCGCCAGATAGCCCTCGAGGTTGAAGGCCGAGTCCGTCAGGAGCTCCTCGGAGACGATGACGGTGCGGCCCGCCTTGAAGGCGCCGAGGCTGATCTGCCCGAACGTCTCGTCGGAGGCGGTGTAGGCGGCGTTCTCTGCCGTCCACGTCGCCACGCCGTGCGCGGAGACGGACGGGACCTGAAGCGTCTCGCCCGAGTCCGTGACGATCTCCTCCGCGAGCTGGTTGAGCGGCCCCATGAAGCGGAGGATGTTGATGATCTCGTTGCGGAACGAGGTCGGGACGAGGTTGAGCCCGGCGCCGGCCGTGGCCTTCGAGAGCACGCGGTGCTCCTCGATGTCGAGCTCGGAGAGGCGGGCGACCGACATCGAGTGGTACCAGGCCGCCCTGAACTCGGGCGTGTCCTGCACGCGCTCGCCGACGGCCTTGGCGCGGTACTCCGCCAGCGTCGTCGGTACCTCGTCCTCGTCGATCTTGAAGTCGACGGGCGCCTCGAGCGCCTTCTTGACCGCCTTCTCCTGGTCGTAGAGCTCTTCGGCCCGCTGCCAGCGCTCGGTCAGCGACCGGAACTCCCCTTCCAGCTTGTCGTACTCCTCCCGCTCCTCGGCGGTGAAGTCGCGACTCTCTCCCTCGGCGACGGCGAAGCGGTCCTGCATCTCCTTGAGGACATGCGCCCGCTGCTCCTTGAGGGAGGTGATGTCGTCACGTCGGATCGACATCTTCGACACCTCCTGTCTCGTGGATGAGCAACTGCAAGCGCCGCTTCCGCTGCTCCAGCGAGGAATGCTCGCCAGCCCGGGAATCGCTGCGCGACTCTTCCGCCTCCGTCTCGGGCCCGGCGTCCTCATCGGTGCCCGAGCCGACGGAAAGATCGGCACCGATGAGCTCTTCCAGGTCCGGCGTCAGAGCCATTCCGAACGCGCGTGACCGAAGCTCGGCCTCGGTCCCCCGGTAGGTCGGGTCCCACGTCGGGGAGACGTCCAGAATCTTCTTGAAGCCTGTCAGCGTCCGAAGCAGGGTCGAGCCCCGGCGCCGAAACGATGAGTTGTCCTTGCCGGCGATGAATCCCCACGACATGCCGGGGATGTCGCCGCGGCGAACGAGCTCGCGCACGGCATCGCCGATGTAGCCCTTGGCGATCTGCGCCTGCACGCGCAGGCCTTTCGCGTCCTCCTCGAGCCGGAGCGTCCCCCCCCGCGTCGTCGCCAGAGGCGGGTGCGTCTCGAGGTGGTGGTAGAGCATCGGAACGTTGTCGCCGCTCGCGAGCGCCTTGCGAAAGGCGCCGCGCTTCACGACCTCGGCCACCTGGCCGACGCCGCGCAGCTCGAAGTAGGCCTCCTCGTCGAAGACGGCCGCGTAGCCCTCGAAGCTCGAGCCGTCGTCGGCCACGTCGAGAGGCGTGAAGGCGGCCGAGCGCACCTCGCGCTGCTCGGAGAGGAGGGCGAACGAACGCGCCTCGTCGACGTTGGCATAGAGCGCGCGCTGCTGCGCCTTTGCGGCCTCCTCGCTCGCGTGGCAGCCGTGCGGCGCTCCGCTGCCGGGGCCGCCGGGCTCGGGCTGCGTGTAGACGCCCCAGGGGCGCCCCGCGGGGCAGGCATCCGCCGCGGTCGCATCGCGATGTTCGACGACGAAGGGCACGTCGCCTTCGCCTATCGGCTAGGAGCTCAGGAGTTGACGGCTTCGCTGAGAGCCTGCGCGTTGGCGACGAGCTCCGGCGGCGCCTGGCCGTTCGCCGCCGCGGGCGACTGCTCCGGCTGCTCGTCGTCGCGCTCGGAGAGATTCTCGCGCTTTCGCACTTCCTGGCGCGTCATCCAGCCGTGCGCCGGATCGAGCGCTTCCTTGTAGTAGGCCGCCCGCGCCTGCGTGTCGGCGCGGAGAAAGCCCTCCTGCACGAACTCGGCGTAGAAGGAGTTCTGCTGCGGGAAGATGCCCGCGTCCTGCGAGACGGCCTTGGCGATCGAGTTGGCGATCGGCGCGACGGCGAAGGTTGCGAAGTGCGTCTTGTTCGACTCCGTCGTCGCGTAGGTGAGCGAGTCGCCGGTCGATCCGCCCAGGTAGGCCGGCGGGATCTTGAAGATGGCGGCGATCTGCGTGGCCGAGAGCTGCTTTGAGGCGACGAACTCGAGGTCGGAGAGCGGCATCGAGAGCGACTGGAAGCTCGCGCCCTCCTCGAGCACTCCGAACTGGTGCGCGTTGCCGGCGCCGCCGTAGATGGCATTCAGCGACTCGCGCAGGTTCTTCGTCGCCGTTTCCCCGATCAGGTTCGGATGCACGACGATCCCGCGCATGGTGGCGCCGCGGCCGTAGAACGTCTGCTCGAAGCGGTCGCGCGCCATCGCCGCGGCGAACTCCTGGCGGCAGACGGCGATGGGCGAGAGCCCGAGCAGGCCGTTCGTCGAGGGTCCCATGACGTGGATCATGTTCTCGGAGGTCCACTCCTTGCGGCCCCCGAGCGCCTGCGGCTTGCGGAACACCTTGCGCCCGGCGGGGCGGTCGACGAGCACTTCCATCCCGTCCGGCGGCTCGAGCCAGAGCTGGTTGACGAGCCCGTCGGGGCCGCGCTCGGTCTCGATGAAGATGTTGCCCCACAGGAGCCTGTGCAGCGCCGTCGTCGTCCAGAAGACGCTCGCCTCCGTGATCGCGTT